AATACCTGATGCAATAAGGTTACCAGTAAGAGTTAGGTCACCAGCAAAAGTACCTGTCGCATTGGCAAGAGCCGCATTGGCTTTTGCAAAAGCTGCATTTGAATATGTTTGTAATGCTATTGTATTTGCGGAAGCGTTATTGGCAGTAGTGTTGGCAATTTGAATATTAGTATTTTGTGTATTGTTAACTCCAATAATATACGATGCCGGTAAACTTGCGGTATTTTGTGTTGTGCTGTCACCAAAAACAATTTTAGTATTTGTGGACAATGTAATAGTATTAGAAGTAATTTTTGCAACTACATTGGCAGCGTTAACTCCGCCCGCAATAAATCGTGTTTCTGTTCCTGGATTTGTTGTACCAATAACTAGATTGCCGCTTGAATTAGATACTGTGTTACCTGTGACATACAAATAACCAGAAAGAGGTTCAATTGCTGTGCCTAATGAATTAAATGGGTTTGTATTACTATATTGTGAATTGGTGATACCCATATCAATATAATAATTTAAATCGTCACCAACATCAGCCGTTACAATGTAGTCAGCAGTACCTTGATTGTTAATGTTTTGTTCATTGACTTGAGTATATCCGCTAGAAATGCCAGTAAACTGTGCTACAAGATTGGGAAGAAGAACACCACCAGTACCAACAGTTAGATTATTGTTGGCATAGAGTGTAGTGCCTAAACTTTTAGCATTTAAGCGTGTAGTTTGTCCTGTACCTAAATCGGTAGTAGGAAATATAGACTGCGCTGGGTTAACATTTAAATTAGAACTGGCTGGCAGTCCCGAAATCTTTACTGAACTCATTTCTTATCCTATTAAAAGTATAGTTCCATCTTCTGCTGCAATTGGATCACCTTGTTCATCCGTAATATCTATTGTTTCTGCTATTGATGTGATGCCACTTACCCATACATTACTTGATATTACATTTGCCTTAAAGCTTAAGTAACCAGTTTGTTGTGAACCGTAAGCGGAATTAACAAAAATTCTTGAACCTGAACCCGGTTGGTCTACATGGGTAATGGTCTTATATGTTACGCCATCAAATGATACTGAATCATAAATGTGCATGAAGTCACTAATATATGATATAGTATTACCAGTAGCAATGTTCCAAGCATTGGTGAGGCTGCTGATATTTATGACATTTGAACCAGAGGATGCTGAGGCAACTGCAACATTTGGTACAGCAAATACCCAATCATCTTGTAATGTAATTGTATTGGAAGTAACTTTAGTAACCTTGGAGTAATAGGGTTCACCATATACTGTGTAGATAGTTAAGTAAGAGTTTGCCTGAACCACATTGGCCACATTGGCACCAGAAGTATTGGTGAATATGACAATAGTATTGGAAGCATTAGGTTGTGAATTGGCCACATAATTTGTGGTACCTAATAGATAACTTAATGGTTTGACCGTGAGTTCTTCACCGGGTGACATAGATGAACTAAATGAAGAATTGCTTTTCAATAAATTTATTGCATTGTAATTCATGCCTGACGGATGTAAGAATGACAATGCTGTATTCTTATACTTGGCCAATGCTTCTTGTACCTGTAATATGTAAGTATAATTATTATAAGTTGAATCTTCCAATACAGAGTAGGCAGAAGGTTGTCCATCAGCATTTTGATAGAAACCGGCACCTAATACAATACCGTTTAAGAAGTTGGCGATTGCCTTTGCTGAACCATTACCATAAATTTTTCTACCACTAGTGTAGATACCTGTTGTTGTATTAGATAATTTGATTGTTGTTCCAATATCAACACCATTACGCTTAACATAAATGTTAGCAGTAGGATCAAATGCACCGTTGTAATCGTATGTTCTTAAATTGTAGGTACTGAAGTAGCCATTAGATGAATTGGCAGTATTAATTGAAATAGAATCTACATTAGCATAAAAGAATTCATTTGATATAGAACCTTGATAGATTATATCACCTTGCTTTGGTTCATTTAATACATTGACGTTATAAACCAATAAATCTTCTACTCGTAAAGAAATTCCAGGTGCAGAAATATAATCTTTACCTGTATTAGTGAGAGTAATCTGTTGAACTTGGCCGTAAGATGTAGAATTAATATTAAATGTTGCATCACCACCAACTAAACCAGGAACATAAAGAGAAGCACCTGAACCCGTTGCAGTATTAACTGTTAATACCGGTAAACTATTGGCTTTGTACCCCATACCACCAAAAGGATATGCAGTAGCACCTGAGGGATCGTGAACAAAAGATACAGTTGTAATTGCTCCGTTGGATGCCACGCTTGTTACATTGGCAAAAGCACCATATCCTGTTCCGCCCGTAAATACAATCTTATCGTTGACATGATAATTAATACCGCCAGTAGCAATTTGAATTGGACCTAAAATTCCTAGATTAGGTAAAGCTTCAAGTGTATTAATGTCCGTTGAATAATAACCTGTAGCATTTGCTGTGGTTGTTGCATCATATCCTGTTCCGCCTGAAATAACTGTTGTTGCAAAAATACCAAAAGTATTTAAAACGGGGAAACCAAGAGCTAGTTGTAATTGGGTGTTATAGTTTGCACTTGTTAAATTAGCAAAATTGTAAGATACTAAATGAGAGCCATTACCAATTTGTGTATTTGCTTTGGATCCAATAGTATCATTATTAACTAAGTTGATGTAATAAGGAGTAGGGTCAAATGTGGTGGCAATATCTGAAGCACCTGAACCTGTGCCTGAACCAGAATTGATATTTACACTAGTATAACTACCTGGTCGATAACCTTGTCCTTTGTATACCGGATTTACTAATATAATAGAAGCACCAGAAACTTGTGAGATGTAACCTAATGCTGGCGTTGGATTAGTAACATTTGGATTTAAACCACCATAAAATACTACGGGGTCTCCTACGTTATAACCAGAACCTACATTATTTGGATCAACAACAACAGAATTTAATACACCAAGAATTTGTGCTTGAAGGGTATTGCCATTAAACAATACTGGAGCGCCGTGAATATCAACAACTTCAACAAATTCACCTGATGTAAAGTTTCTATCAATACCTGAAAGAACAATTTCAACACTATTTTCACCAATTGTAACCAATTCAATTGTTGCATAACCTTTAGAAGTTAAACCAAACAAACGATAGTTGATTGTTTTTAACCAATTAGGATCAATTGAAGATAATTTTAATGACCTTGTTACAATCCATTTACCATCAGATGGTTTAAGAATATAATCCGAAGAATTAAAAAGATTGACATCCGAATTATAAAGAACTCTAAACAAAAATTCATAAGAAGCTGGTGTGCCTTTAGATTGATATAACTCTTTGGCAACTTTAATGAGTTTTCTTTCGTCTACTAACGAACCTTCAGGAAAAAATGAAAGAAAATCATTTTCATAATACTGAAGAAATCCATCTAATGTCGTATCAATATCATAATAATTAGGTAGATTTTTTGAACCGTAAGTTACACCTTCCCCGGTAGTGGTAGCAGAAGTGTTTAGAGTATTTGCTGCGTCAGGAGATTCTAACCATTCATAATATGCTTGAAGAAAAGAAACAAAGGTAGAATAATCCGGATTGTCCCGAACAAATTCTGGTAACTGTGAGGGTACCAGTAACGAAGTTTTATTGATATAAGACATGAATTACTTTGCGGTTACATTAACTGTGATTGCAGCTGGATCATTATTGTCTAATGTAATAATTTTATCGTATGTAGATGAAACAATTCTATTTGCTGCATAACCAATTGTTCTCAATATTCCATCAGTATTGTTCAGTTTAGTTGGAGCAAAATTATTAAGTGTTATTGTGCCAGTATTAAAATCAACTGTGCCAGGAGGTATAGTAGCTGATGCACTTCCTAAAATATTTTTAACACCATTAACATAATAGTATGTTCTTAATTGAGCATAATTTCCACGAAGAACAGCAGAAGCAGATACACCTGTTCCAGTAGGATCAGAAATAATAACTGTTGCTTGTGTATAATTAGTACCACCATTGGTGACTGTAATACTTGTAATTACACCATTAACAACCGTTGCAGTTGCTGTTGCACCATGACCATCACCGCTAATCGTAACTGTTGGTGCAGTATAACCTGTTCCACCAGAAATCAATGTAACTGAATCAATATTTGTTGTGGAATCTGGTGCCACTTCAAAATATACCGGGTCATAATAATTACCAGACGAATCATAAGTTGCAAATGATGGTGTAATTTGTAATGATTCACTAGTAGAACCATTCTCAATAGGAGCACCCAATTCAATTGTATAGGTTTGTGAAGTATTGAATATTGGAATTGTTCTTCTTTCCAAGAACAAATCAAAATCAGCTGCAACGATGGACTTATCTAAATTTTGAATGTATTGAATTAAGTCACCAACAACAAATGTAGAATTAAAAGTATTTAAATTGGCATTACAATAAGTCTTGATACCATTAGTAACTAATGTTTGAATTTGTGAAGCCGTTAAAGTTGTTTTCTTAAAATCAACCAAAATATTTGAGTTTAATAGCAAGTAAACATAGGTTGGGTCTACAATTTCTGGCACTACTGTCAATACAGAAATAGGTTTAATAACATCATTAATTAAAATTTGTTTCTGATTGTCTGTTAAAGAATAACCGCCTGTTGGTTTAACCGCAACAAAGATTTTGCCGTATTGTGGTGGATTAGCTTCTTCGCCACCCCACACATTAACTGCATCAAGAGCAATACCATATTTGTTTTGTTGAACCAATGTAATATAGTCGTTTTTACTAACGGCACGATTTTGTGCTGCGTATGCTTTAGGTGCTTGAAACTTAATGGAATCAATAGTTTCTTTTGCTGCACCTTGTGTTGCTGAAGTAATAGGTGTAACAGAATTATTTGAATAACCAGAAATAGTATCCATTAATACAAAATTATTGGCACCATAGGAAGAAGTGCCATTTGTTACGATATAAGAAACATTGACAATATTGCCGTCAGATAATTTTTTGCCTAGAATTCCGTCACCAAAATAAATTTGATATGTTCCAGTTAAACTTTCTTGTAGAAAGTATACTAAAGAATCTCCATTCAACGATAAAAAATTGGATGCCAATGAATAAACATCAGATGATGTATTTGCACCAGACTGTTGAACAGTTACAGTAATAGTTGTAGTGTCAACATTAGTTTCTGGTATTTCAAATGTATATGTTGGATTGGCAGTAGAATCGACAGTAAATTTTAATGAAGCCGGAATACCTTGACTGATTGAAAGGTTGTTAAATGTTGCCGTGTTATTTACAACATTAACGGTATATGAATCAGTCGTAACAAAATTGTAGTTTACTCCATCCAATGCTTCAGATAAAAACCTTGTACCAACCGGGACAGTTAATGAACCAGAAGTGACGCCATATACATTTAAATCAATAGTTGCTGTTGGTGCAAGTGAAGATTTAGGTACATAATTCAATAGTTTAGCATGAGATACAACAGAAGAACGCAACAATGCTGAATCCAAGAACATCTCATTTGCTACCATGTTCAAATAGTAAGCATTGTATTGAGTATTATAAGCAAGAATGTCTAAGAGTGTAGAAAGCGCAGAACCTTCATAATTATAATCTTTGAGTGTGTCTTGAGATTGTAAAAATGTTCTGAGATTGGTTTTAATATTATTAAAATCCAAATCCGTAATCTGGATATTAGAGTTTGCGCCTGCCATCTTATCTATTTCTCTCTAAAAGAAGTGTTACTGTCGTTGGTAATGTTGCGTTTTCTATAAAAAAACTTAAATAAACATTATAAGCATTTTTGTCTGCGTTAGGAGTCACATTAATCTGATGTAATCTGGCTCTCGGTTCAAAATTCTGTATAGTTGTTTTGATTTCATTTTCCAACAATGAAGATGTAATTGGAGAAATAGGTTCAAACAATAAACCGTCAATATTGGCACCTAAATCAGGATTAAATGGTCTTTCAAAGTGTTTTGTTAATAAAAGATTACGAATTGACCTAATAACTGCCTGACTATCATAGCTCAAAGCGACATCCTTAATACCAGGTCTCATGGTAAAAGTGAAGTCTATATCTGAGTATATTTTTTGATTGAGTGCCATTCTTTATTTATAGAGCCTTGGAGTAAAACACGTTCCGGAACTTCAGGACACCGTTGGAAATATTTCGGGGCCGGAACAAAAAATTTGAATTTTCCTTATGAATTAATTCTTGATACTAGTTTTGGTGTTCCAATAAAGTTATTCAGCAAATAAGTCTGCGTTTCACCCATATTGGTGAATTGCTTGACATTATTATAATTATTTACAAAAGTCTGTAAATTACCAAAATAGGTGATGTCACCATTTTGTCTAGTTGATAAAAAACTATTTGTATTAGTTAAATCTGATACAATTTGTGAAACCTGAGTATTGGATAATGTATTACCTGTTACTCCAGCCGTCAATGTTGAATAATCTAAGGTAATTGTATTAGAATTAGCACTAATCTGAGGACCAACAAGAATACTAGTAAAACTACCTAAAATAGGTGAATTATTAATGATTCCGTCTGTTTGATTGGTAATATACAATGCAGTTTTACCAAAATTGGTTGCATTAGTATAGTATGGATTAGTTTGGTCTGTTCCTGTGAATGGCGTTACACCAGAAAGTCTATTTGTATGTGCCAAAAATGAACTTGCTGTAATATTTAAAGTTTGAGCAGCAGGAATAAGCGGTGCCAAGTTGGCAGTACCTGAAAATGATGAATTTGCGTTACCAGCAATAGAATTAGCCAAAATGTATATCTGATTTGATATTGTGATGATATTGTTTACTGGAGTTGCTACTGGATTCTGAAAATATCCGCCTACTGAATTACTAGCAATATCTTGAGCCTGCCAAGAAGTAATAAAAGCAGGCATTGTATTTAAGTGTGCCTGAGTATTTGCCGATAATACTTGAATATCACCATTAGGGTCATTAAAACTATAACCTAGCGTTGTGTATACACCTGTTGCATTATTAACCATTGCCATAATTAAACTCCAAAAAATTCAGATGTGGGTGGACTTGTCGGGAATCCTCTATTACCAATATGCACATGGGTATTGAATATACCTGAGTTGATTGTATCAGTCATCAATACAGCATCCATAATACCACAAGAAGCATAAGCAAAAGTTCCCAAAGGTGCAGTCACCGACACCAATGAGGTGATTGGTCCTTCAGAATATGTGCCTAAAAGTCCAGCATAAAGTCCTGTACCAGCATTGATACGAGATTCTGCTGAAATAGTATCTGCTGAAGCTGCACCGGCAATCTGTAAGTCTGAAGCAACATAAACATGGTCTCCAGCAGAGATATACAAGGCACCATCGCTTGCTGAATTAGATTGAATAGACATATCACTATCAGAGATAATTGTCATACCGCTTGAACCAGAGGCACGAGCAATCATATTACCACCAACTAATAGATTATAATCACCATCAATCTGTTCATTCTTATTACCAAGAACGTGCATATTACAATCACCTTGAATAGTAACATTACACACACCTTTGATTAATACATTTTTTCTGCCGGCAATAATTTCGTAACCATCACCATAAATCTTGTGAACTTCATCACCATTTGGGTGCATCTCCAAGAAACTACCAGATTTGCCATGTTGAATACGAACCCGCTCACGACCAGGTGTATCATCCATTTCAAATGAATGTCCAGCTTCAGTTTGATTGATATTATTGTAAGGATATATTGGCTGATAATCGGTATTTGCTGCCGATTCTGGTTCAGTCCATAGTCCGCTAGTTGCTGACATTATACACCCTTCTTAATATTAGTCACAACATTTCCAGCAGAAGATGCAACAGTTGCGAGTGCGGCCGTTTGAGTTGCCGTAGTTAATGCTTGACCGACTGTGGTAGCCAAAGTTGATGCAGTATCTTTTGCTGCAGCAATTACATCACTAAAACCAGCACCACCTGAA